TCTATTCCATTACCTTCCGGATCACTAAAGCTTATGTCAACTAAAGTAGTACCTGTTCTAGCTTTATTTGTGTTTAAATTACTATTCGTATTAGTAAAAGTAATATTCGGTGCTTCATTATCTGTAACATTAACTATAAATGATTTTGTACCTTGACTACTAAATGAATTAGTAGCAGTTACTAGTCCCGATATTTGGGAACCTCCAACATTTGAAGAACCAGATATATCGTTTGTAAGTGTAATATAACCTGATGAGTTAATAGAAAATACATTCGATGGAGTTATACTCCAGCTTACTGATTGATCAGCAGTAAATCTTGATACAGTACCTGAGTATCCGTTTGCGTTATCGTAAACACTGTCGTTTGCTACTGCAGATTCGATTACATATAATGTTGTATCTCCACTAACTAATGGAACGGTATCATCACTAATGGGTATACTTATTAATCCTGTATCTGTACCGTTATTATACGAGTCAGTTACAGTAACTTGGTATATGTATGAATTAATTAAATCTGAATTTATATTTACACCGGTTTTTCTAGTTACTATACCGTTTGAAGATATATCAAATGCATCTTCGTTAGGATCTGAGTGACTAGTACCTGAGTATGTACCTAAAGTGACAGCGCTTCCATCTAATTCTATACCGTACAGTACTGAATTTTTAATTACTACCGTATCTCCTTCTGGGTCTGTGGTTGTTATTGTACCTGCTGCAGCACCGTTAGTACTACTCTCATTAACTCCAGCTAATGTTTGATTGTTTACTGAAGGTTGTGTATTATCTGTTACATTAATAGTAATAGGTAGAGCTGTAAACGAATTGTTATCATCTCCGTTTTCATAATGGGAATCAGAAGCTGTTACAGAAAAATTATAAGAAGTAATGTTCTCATAATCAAGAGAAGCTGTTATCTGTCTTATAGAAACATAATTACTAAAAAGTAATATGTCAAAATGTCCAGATGCGTCTGATCCTGAATTTATTGTAATATTATCTGATTCTGCATCAGTAAAGTATATCTTAGTTACTTCATTACTTGTAGCATTTTCATTTCTTGACACGCTATATGAAGATATAATATTACTACCTAAGTTAGGATGTCTAAATTTAGGTGCTTCATTTGGGGTAACGTGTACGTATATTGTTTTAGTAGCAGAAGCTCCAATAGAGTCTATTACTTTTATTTGAACTGGGTGTGCTAAGGTTCCATCCCCCCTATCTACTGTATTAAAAGTAGAAGCTGTTGCTTTTACCGCTAATTTTAACACTCCAGAAGAAATTGTTACTAATCCTGCTACATAAGCTCCATCTAGCGAAAAAGTAAAACTGTTTGATTCTGGATCTGTTGCTGCAAGTGTAACTATATTACTATTAATAGCGGTATATTCCTCTATTACTTGATTTCCAGTTGTAATAGTTGGAGCAGTATTTGGATAAAATAATGCGTCTAAGAAATCTGTTACAGTTCCATCACTCCCTGGGTTAAAAATATTAAATAATGGGTGTGCAGTATTAGATATTAACCTGTTTCCATCATATGGAACATCAGAAGAGGAAATAAATCCAAAATTACTAATCTGTGCGGAAGAAGATACAGTTCCGGAAGGAATAATTTCTCCTCCTCCACCAAATCCTAATGATGCTGCTGAAGCAGAAGTAATATACCCTAAATTTGATATTTGAGTTGAACCAGAAACTAGCCCTGATGGGATATTCTGTATATCGTCATAATTACTTCCTGTTATAAACCCTAATTCAGCTATTTGTACCGATGATGATACAGTCCCTGATGGAACAGTTGCATTAATATCAAATCCTAATGCAGTTATTTGTGCTGATGATGATATAATGTCTAATGGAAGTTCTTTTATAAAACCTAAATCACTTATCTGTAAAGAAGACGATATCACATTTGCTATTTCAGGTGAAGTAACATATGATGAAGTTAGTGAATTTAAGTAAGGAATACTTGATGTTAAACCTAATAAATTATTTATATTAGCACTGTTTGATGCAGTATATAGGTTTATTGATGCTGTGTGTCTATTTAAAGGACCAAGAGAAGCAGATGTAGGGTTTGTTAAATCATCGATCTCCTGCATTACGTTTCTTCCGTTGAAAGTAAGTTGAGATCCTGATATATTAAGAGAACCTGTTAACTGTAATGCTTCTGCACCCGGAACAAGCTGGGTGGACACAATGCCATTGTTTATAAAGGCTAAAGAGCCTGAGAGTCTGCCGGTGAACTTAGTCATCTACTTATTAATTTTTTATACAACTATAACCGACGGGATTTACTCCTTTACAATAAATAGTCCCGTTCTCTAAAGATCAGTTTCCGTTTCTGCACCAAATTTTAATTCTGACTTGGTATAGAACTTCTTATTATTGTGAGGATGTGCGTTTATCGCGTCTGTTATAATGTGACCTAAAAGGTTTATTTGAAATTCTGTCTTTATTATTCTATCATTTCCCTGTACTATTTCTGCTGAGGTGGTATATGTGTTGATTTGTGCTCTAAATCTAAATCTACTCGCATCTCCCCAATATGAATCAGATGAGAAGTTAATACCTTCTATTATTTTATTATTTTGTTCAACATAGTCAGTAAAAATCATACATGAATATGTAATATTCACATAATCTGGTATAGCTACTGCATAATACTCTTCTACTGGTTTTCTACTGTTTAATACTCCAAATCTATCGTATATATTCTTCTTAGAAAATTCTTTTTTAAATATTCCAAAGTTGTTTGGATTGTTTCCATCTAACTTATTACCTAATTGTCTATTTTTTTCAATACTATCTCTTCTAAAAACAATTAATGGGGCTTGCATCTTACCGTTTCTATCTCTATAGTAACCGTCTTTTTGCATAGAAGCCCAACGTTCAGGAGATCCATATACAAGTGGAACATTTATTACTTTACCGTTCTGAGTTACCTGTGGTTTTAGTACTTCATTAAAGTAGTAGTATATAGATTCATCTATATCTTTTATACCAACGGTTAAATTCTTTACTTTATCGTTTTTACGGCTAATTTGATTTACTCTACTTTTTGAGGAATCAACTCCGTACTTACCGTTAATAGGAGCACCTGAATCGGGATTAACATAGTTATTTATGCTATCTTGCGATAGTTTAGCTTGACTTCTTGGTATTGGTTTCTTTCCTGCCATATTATCTTACTTCTGTTATTCCAACTCTATCTGCTCTAGTCAAATGACAGTCAACTGTTATTGATACTGATGATCCGAAGCCGCTTGCATGCCCAGATAGGTTATAATCTTTGTTTCTACCTAAAAATAACGTGTTTTCTCTAACTGAATCCACTTCATAGAAGTCGTTCTGCCATTGAATTATATCTCCTACTTCAGGTACTAGACTAGAATCTACTAAATCCTGTCTTATAAATGCAAATGATGCTTCTCTACCTAAATCTATTCCAAATTCCTGTACATCGTATACTTGATCACCTCTAGTTATCAAGCAATACATTTTAATTGCATTCCAATATGTCTTTTCTAATGCTTCTCCGTACAGGTTAACATCTAAATCTTCTAAACTTAGCTTATGATACAAAACTTCTTGTTCAATTATGTCTTTTAAAAGCTCACGATTGATATTAATTAATAAATCAAAGTCTCTGTTAGATCCAAATAGCATTATTTTTCTTCTATAGTTTGTTCACCTACTTCTATTACTGCTATATCACTATATTTAGCTTTAGCATTAGTTTTTAAAGCATCAAAAGCTTCCTTAGCTTCTTTTTGGCTGATTATTTTTATTTTATATGTTGCTTTTTTGCTATCCTTATCTTTAGATGCTACAGTACATGTTGTAACTCCAGGTAATGCTCTAATAGCATCATCATATCCATCAGGACCATCTTCAGAGAAGGTAACTTGCATCATTGCTTCGTACGTTCTGTATTCTATTTCTAATATTATATCTAGTAACTTCATTAACCTACGTATATAGTCATCGGAATTGATTTTAAGATGTTCTCTACATCTTCTGACTCTTTAGCTTGAGCTTCTAATTGAGCTGATCTACCTGTTGAGGTTAAAGTTTCTCTTAACTGTACTAAGAGTGCTGTTTTTTCTGCTCTAGCATCAGCTAATAGGTCGGCTTGATTAAGAGTTGCTTCTGCTCCAGGGACTGGTACTGTTGCATACTTACCTCTTATGTAACCTAGCACTTCTTTTGCTAAAGCTAACGTATAGTTAAATATCCACTGTCGTCCTACACTATTTATACCTTTATATTCTGGATTAGCGTAAGGTACTTCCCCTATGTTAGTTATTAGGCTTGTATTATTACCATTATAATTTAACTTAGCTTTATCCTTATTCTTATAGAACTGGAAGTGCATCTTCCCGTTTTTAGTAGGGATAGGAAATAATTTTAAGCTATTGTTAACTATTTCAAAAGAGTAAGTAGATTTTCTAATTTGATCATTAAATTCAATTGCTTGAGTCTTCAATACATCGAATGAGGTTGGCATCATTAAGAAGTTAACTCCGGGACTCATTCCTCCGAAATCAAAAGCAGTCATTAAGGACTGTACTCCTGTACCTGTTCCTGCATAAGGATCAAAATACCTCATGATTGCTGGTGGTGCTTCGTAGAATACTTTTCTAATTTCTATACCTCCTTCGATCCCCTGGTCTAATGCCCATTGAGTTAAGTCATAATTCTGT